AGATCTCTCAAGGCACACTCAAGTTTGAGTGAATGACACCCATCTAGTAATAACATACGGTATACCGAACATTGTACCTTATGTAGAATACTTAACCTTTGTGAATCCGTTCATTTTTTCAAAAGTAATTAAATTATCCAGTCTATCAGTGAGTTCATCTATCTTATGAGATATCATAAACACATAAGCATCCTTAATGACATACTTGATGATCTTTGTAAACTCGTCAGTGCCGTTACTATCAAGTGAACTGTCAAATATTTCGTCAAGGATCAGTATATTTGTGCTAGATGAGTTCTTCATCTTAGCAATATCTCTCCAAGTAAACAGAATAGCAAGATCAATTCGCATTTTCTCACCCTCAGAGAATGATTCGTAACTGAATTTCTCATGTATAGGTGATTTGATCTTCTCATTGAACTGTTCATCTAGGGTAAAGTTGATATAGAAGTCCATCATTTGAAGATACTTATTAATCTTCTGATTCATGACAGGCAGATACCTTCTTATGATCTTTGCTTTGACTCCAGAGTCTTTCATCATGGAATTTGCAAATTCTAAGTAGTCTATATCTTCGGAATAGTTTGATTTATCCTTCTCTACAGTTGTTAACTCACCTTTGAGTGACTTGAGAGTGGCTCTCTCAGTATTTCTATTTGCAATTTGTTCGGTAATCTCTTGAATTTCTGATTCATAATCTCTGATCTGTCGTTGATACTGAGAAATTTTAAAATGGTTTGTTGAAATGTCATTAGTGAGTTTGGTGATCTGCTTGGAGACATCTATAAACTCTTGGTCTCTTTTTTGTTCTTGGTTTATAGACTTGGTAAGGTCTTTGTAGGCGGAATTAATTTCCTTGACCTTACCTTCAATGTCTTCAATTTTATTTAAGCGAAACTCTTCTTCTATTTTCTGTCCGCAAGTAGGGCATGATACATTATCCTTAAAGAACTTATGATCGGATGTCACGTTCTGTATCCGTTGTTCCAGTTTGATTTTAATTGTGTTCATTCTCTTAAGAGAAGAGCGGGCAGATGACACATTTTCCAACTCAGGTTGGTATTTTGTCTTGATTAAATTTTCATATTTCTTATTATCTCCCATCAAAGTAGACTCGTCTTCAAATAGATTATCTAACTTTGATTTAGTTTCCTGTATTCTTTTCTTTCCACTCTTATCAAGATCAGCAATGAAGTTTTTTTGCATTGTTATCTTCTCTTCTATCATATCTTTTCTGATAGTCAGTTCTCTGATCTCTGTATTGGCCTTACTAATCTTATCTCTCAGTATTTTAGACATACCTGAGAAGATTTTAATATCCAATACGTCCTCAACGATTGCCCTACGATCAGTATTACCTAGTTGCATGAAAGGAACGAAGGTTGCAGACCCTAAGATGGTTGTCTGAGTAAAAGATTTATAGTTAAGTCTAAGTATATTGTTTTCTAAGTGTGCCTGTTGATCTAATTGATTGGCAAACTGATCTTGTAATTTACCATCTATGTAAATTTGGAACAAAGTAGGTTTCATACCTCTTACAATGGTATAAATCTTACCCTGTATCTCGAATTCTATCTGAACTTCACATTCTTTTTCGTTTACAGTGTTGATTAACTGTGCCTTCTTAATTTTTCTGAATGGTTTATTGTATAATACAAAGGTCAAAGCATCCAAAATAGTAGATTTACCCGCTCCATTTGCACCTACTATTAAATTTGTCGGAGATTTTTGAAAACTTACAATTATAAATTGATTACCAGTTGAAAGAAAATTACGCCACCGTATCGTTTTGAATATTATCATAATCTTTTGGTGGAATTACTATATCATCTGCTGAGATAATAACATATTTGTATTTGTGTTTCTGACATGTTTCTACAGCCAGTGTATCATCTATTTGAACAACTGTCAAGGGGATTGATTCATTAGCTTCTAACAATCCAGCATACCTTGTTGCATCATCTTCCTGTTCAAAAAGGTACAAAGCTTTATGGCCATCATCATTCGTGACAGCGTACGCTCCTTCTCCTTCTTTTCCATGAAGTGACAGTATGAACATAGGTTTACTCCGTTTCACAGGCTTCCAAGTAAACTTCTTTGAGAAGTGTTTTCACTCTGTCTTTTTTCAATTCAAAGTCAGAGTCTTCAATATATTTATTAAGAAGGGTTAAAGTATCTTCTACTTTTTCCCCATCCAAATCAACTTCTGTATCATTAATTGCTGTATTTTCTACAACTTTAAGGTCTATGATGCCTGCTTTTAAGAGTTTATCGAGGAACTTATCATACTGTAATTGACTATTTCTAGACCTAATGAATAATTTTACAATCTTATCTTTATATAAGTGTGCCTTGAATAGTTCTGATGGAGTACTATCGAAATATATCTTCTCAAAGATAGTATATGTATTCTCTATAAACTCAATCTCTCCTGTTTCTGTATCCAAGATATTGAATCCTCTCTTATCCCCACAATCATTCCAATACATTTCATATGGATTACCTAAGTAGAAGACCTGTCCATCATTACTTCTGGTATGATAGTGTCCTGAGAATACTGTAGGAAACTTGGCAATGATACCTTTATCAATACCACCCTGCTGGAACATGCCTGGATATAATTCAAATCCATTGAGTTCCAAATGACTAAATGCCATCTTTGCATCTGATTTTTCTATCGCTGCAAGAGTCTCTTGATAGTTCTCATCACATATCCAAGGCAACATCATTGCTTTGAATCCATCTATGTCATATGTATCTGGTGATGAGATAGGAGTGATGTTATCGTAGTGTTCTAAGAGTGAATCAATTGAGTTTATCTTGTTTGTATTCTTATAGTAAACATCATGATTGCCTACAAGTTGCCAAACTTTCACGCCTAATTTTTCAAACTTATCATATACATGTTCTTTTGCCCAGTCCAAAGACCAGTAATCTATGTTCTTTCGATTATCAAAAGCATCTCCCATATGGATGCAATACTTGATACCTCTCTTTTCTAGTTCTGGAAAGAATATATTGTCATAGAATTTTTGAAAGAAATCATGGAAGACCTTGTTACCTCGTCTACCTCCGAAGTGTGTATCTGTGATGATCGCAATCTTCACTTCTTAAACTCCTTCTTCTCGTAGTCAAAGTTAGGATGTGGTTCAGCAGGCACCCAAGGTTTCTTGGACTCATTACCAATAACTATGAATCTGTCAGCAGCAAATGTCCCTGCCAAACTGATTCTAATCTCCTCACCATCAACCCAATTCATAGATCCATCTTTCTTAGTGTGATTCATCAACTCTTGGATCTTGTCGATCATTTCTTGTGTTAACTTCATTGATTCATTTTTGTTTGTACTGCTTCCTTTATTGAATTATAGTCGCTAGAATAGCCCCCATCATCGTCAACATGCATAACCTCATCATACCCTGACTTCTCGATGATTTTCTCACGGATTTCCATTTGTTTTTTCTCTTTCTGTATACGTCTGAGGAAAGCATAGTGTATGATTTGAGTGAAGTAAGCAAAAGGATTCGTAGATTTCTCTGGATTGAAGTTATGTATATACTGAACGCAGTTCTCGATGCCATCTGATATCATGTCCTCCCTAAACATGTAGTTTACAAAGTTTGGTTTGTATGATAAATGAGTCGCAATTTTTACAAAGCACTCTCCAAGGTAGTTTGTGATGCGTGGTTTAGGATCACCCTTCTCCTCCGCCTCCTTTACGTCAGCTTTATATTGAACTATTGCGTATAAGAATTCTTTATTGTTAACGTAATGTTCGGATCTTTTCCTAGTTCTAGTACCTTTTGCGGGCATTTATATTACCTCTTTTGTTAGTTTTAGTATAACATAAAATCGGACGCTTGACAAGTCTTCAAATTAGATGTACAATAGCTCTGTCAGAGCGCAAAACAGCCTTAGCTGCTATAAAGCTCTTAGTTACTCAGGAGCTTCTGAGCCTTTCTTAAAGATATTCTCTAAGGTTTCTCTAGCTTTCTCGACAGAAATTAAATATCCCATTTTTTTAGTTACTTTAATCTTTTCAGAATTACCACCACTAAGATTAGTCATAATAAATTTTTGATAATAGGCGACGACCTCGGAAGTTTCTTGTGCTTCAACTACAGTAATAACTTTATCCATAGGAATTATAATTATTCCTTCAGTTGGCATACTTCTTAACCATGGCATCATACGAAGACCCTCAGTTCTTCCGTCCATACTCACTGTTTCGATCTCTACAGGATCACTAATAATCAAAACCGTGCGACCATTTTCCTCAGAAGGCATTACCTCTCCAAAGATCTCCTCTCCTGATACTAATTTTACTGATGCGTAGAATTCTTCTTCCATCTTATTTTAGTTTGATGTGTGATAGTTCATAATGAAAGTCTTCTTCCTTATATATTTTAATTCTTTCTACTAAATGATTCAAAGTATAATTCTTTTTGGAATTATATGTAATATCATCTGCAATGTCATACAACATTGCTTTGGTTTTATCCTTAGATTTCCTAAGAACTCTACCGATAGACTGGAGATTACGAATTCTGGATTTAGATGGTGATGCAAATACTACATTATGAAGGTTTTTAATGTTAATTCCAGTTGAGAAGGTGCCGTAACTGGCAACAATGATTGCATCTTTTTCTTTCTCTGTAATTGATCTAACTTCCTCTCTTTCTTCCCCATCAACTCCACCGTGAACATAGAATACTTGTCTTTTATTCTTTACACTACTATTTATTAAGTTATATAATGGTTCCCCATGAGCCTCAACTCTACTATACAACACCAAAGTGTTACCTTTTAGAGTCAGAGTAAGGTTTTTGATGAATTCATTTCTTCTTTCGTGTTCAATAATATAATTCATCTCTTCTCGGTACTCATCAAACGGCCGTGGTTCATGTTTTAAGAGTATAATTCTTATGGCCAACTTAGCCAATTGACCCTTGGCCTGTAGTTCTGATGTTTTGGTCACTTTATATGATGGGCCAAACAACCCCTCTAGAACCCATTTATGAGTCTGTGTACCACTTAAAGTTCCAGTAAAACCATACCTATACTTTGTGTCTCTCATCTTAGACATAATATTGATAAGAGATTTGGACTTAAACTGGTGTGCTTCATCTCCTATGATGACATCAAACTGAGAAAAGAATGTCTTGTCCATAGTATAAATGGACTGCCATGTAGAAATAGTTACACGTTGTTGTGTATTCTTGCTTCTTCCAGCATATACCTTATGACAATATTTCTCAACATCCCAACCATAGTCAGTAAAGTCCTTGTACATCTGTTCTACAAGAGAAGTGGTTGGAACTACTAGTAATATTCTTCTTTTTCTACCCACATGATAACGTGCAACAGCATAGATCATTAATGACTTACCTGATCCAGTGGGAGATATGATTAATCTTCTGTTGTTTCTAAGTGCATCAAATACACCATCTATCTGATAATCTCTAGGTTTGAAACTAGAAATTGCAGTCATATAATCCTTTACACCTTCTAAAGATATCTCTTCATTCTCTTCAAACGGAGTTCCGTACGTTTCATTATCTAAAAATTTTACACCGTAATTAGCTTTCTTTGCCCAAGAAACTATCTTATCCAACAATCCAACATAAACTTCACCTGTTGCAGTTGAAAACAATCTTATTTTACCATCCCAATGTCTGTTCCTGTATTGCGGCATGAATTTTGCGCCAGGAACATCAAAAGTAAAGTAGTCTGATAGTTCTTGTTGAACGTGAGGTTCAGCATCTACTACGAGATGTACTTCATTTTTTTTAGAGATGGTTAGATCACTCATAGTCCATTCGTAAATCGTTGCCATTCGATGGCATTTTTGATTTGATATGTTCTATTCTGTATAACTTTGAGAATACTCTCTAGATATTCTAACATAATCTGATAGTATTCAATCTTTGCAGTGCATTTTATAAGATCTGCATCTGCATCAAAGTATTTGTCTAAGTCTGCTTTGAGGACTTTATAGTCAAACGGTTTTTCTGCATATACATCTGGTGATGCTTTGCCACTATAGTATATCCACTTCTCCTTTCTTAGGATTTTGTATTGCGTCTCCTGTGCTTTTCTCAAAGTCAGGATATTATTGTAAATTTTGTAATACTTTGCGTGTAAGGCTGGTACTTTTATAGATTCCGAGTGCAATAATTCTTGATCTATTACCGAATCCTTATCCCAAAGTTCTTGTATGAACTCAAGATTCATTCTCTACTAAACTCTCCACATTAAAAATAGTATATTTGAAAGTAGCTGTCGCCATAATATAATTTATATCAGTTACATCAGCGGTAAATGGAACTGGTGTTAGACTTACTGGAAACATATCCCTAAAGAATATCTTTGCAATTGGATTGAAGCTACTATTATATACTAACAGAGTTCCATCCGATCTGGCACCATCTAGTAGACTATCTTTTTGAGGATCGAGAGATACAGCTTCTCCAAGAGTCTCTGGATATCCAAGAGATCTCATCCACCTTTCCATTTGTAGATAGTTTTCTAAATTTTCATCAATAAAAAATTCTATATTCAGATCACCATATGTTAATTTATCACCAGGCACAGGAATATCTCTCAAGTAAGTAGTCTGAACAGCTACTCCAAGATCAATATTTGGTATTGAAACTGACTGTGAAAAGAAATCTACCTTTGGTGCTTTGGCCAAAGTAAATTTGAATCCAGCAGGCGAGAGAAAATTCCTATTTTTAATCTGCCTATCAAAGGCATTCTTGAATTCTGGCATAGGATTTTTTAATTATTTAGCAGTTTTTATTGAGGTCTTCTGCCATGTTGCCACCTATTTCTGCGCCTTGATTACCACCAAACATAGCCACCCAACCAGCAGCGACCCAACCAACAAAGGGAATAGTACTAAGAGTAGGAGCAGCAGCTGCACCAACTGAAGTACCCACAAGTCTTCCTGTACCTTCTGCACTTCCGACTGCCTTGATACAGGCCTCACTTTTTCGTGCGGCAGTTATCTCATCTGATTGTCCTTGAGTCAATCCAGGCTTCTGATCTAACCATGAACGAGTGTTAGATACTGCACCACCTTGATTGGTCTGACCATCCATGAAGTATTCTTCTGCAATCTTAGTAGTGTTGTT